GGCAGGAATTATAGCGGATGACAGCTTCAGCCACATCACGCTGATGCTGAGAGCAAAAGTGGATAAGCAAAATCCACACACAGAAATAACGATAACAGAGGTAGACGATTTATGTACAACAGAGTAACTATGATGGGCAGAATTGCAAATGATCTTGAAATCAAGACAACGCAATCAGGAACGAGTGTTCTCGCATTCAGACTCGCCGTTGACCGTTCATACAAAGATGCGGACGGCAACAGAGATACCGACTTCTTTAATTTCGTTGCGTGGAGATCAAACGCAGACTTCATCGCTAAGTTTTTCGACAAAGGAAGATTGATTCTTCTTGATGCAGAAGCACAGAATAGAACGTATACCGACAAAAACGGCACTGAAAGGCTCGTCACAGAGTTTTTGGTGAACAGGGTATACTTTACTGGAGAGAAGGCAAACAACGCAAATACGGGGCATTCTACGCCGTCTACGGCGGCTGTGACAAGTACACCTGCTTCTGCATCCGCAAATTCAAGCAATCCTGACTTCAATGCTCCCGAAGATGACTATCCGTTCTGATGGTGATAAGCTATGAACAAATTTGATGATGGGTTTATCAAAATACACAGGAAGATACTTAACTGGCAGTGGTACTCCGATGAGGTTACGTTTCGAGTGTTTCTGCATCTGTTGCTGACCGCAAACTTCAAACCGACAACGTGGAAAAACATAAAAATCGAGCGAGGACAATTGGTTACAAGCATCACGCATTTATGTCAAGATTTGGGCTACAGCCGAGATACAATCTACAAAGCACTAAAGCGACTCGAAACATCAGGCGAAATACAACGCTCACCGAACGCTCGATATACGATTATCACTGTGGTTAACTATGCTGACTACCAAGAAGAACGAACGCAAAACGAATGCTCGCCGAACGCAAAACGAATGCTCGCCGAACGCAAACTGGACTCAATAGAAGAAAGAAAAGAAAGAAAAGAAAGATATACTACTACTACGAGCGGAGTCTGCGAGGAAAATCTTGTAAATCTGTACGGCAGAGAGCAAGTCGAGAGATACAAGAAAAGATTTATTGCTTGGAGCAAGAAGAACGGTGTCAGCAATATGGACTGCATCACTACCATAGGCGAGTGGATGATCAAAGACCGGGTAAAGAGAATCACAGAGGAAGAAAAGAATGCAGGATATGAAGACGATGACGGATGGAACAATACCGATGACTACAAGCGGTGGTTGTCAGAATAATCACGGAGTCATCTACACGAGCAAAGAAATACTTGAGCTTGGCATACCAAGCTCTGATCCGATACCTGAGCCTAAGACTTGCAAGTATTGCGGTAAAACGCTGTATCACGAATGCATAGTGCTTGCAGGCAAGGCACTGGTATGGAGATTGAACGAGCCACAGAGATGCGATTGTGAGCAAAGCAAAGCATTCTGGGTACGGTGGGAAAAGAAACAAGAAGAACAGAAAAAAGCGGAAGCCGAGCGGCAAGCACAGGAAGAACGCAAGCAGAAGATTGACAGCATACTTGGTAAAAGCGGAATCAGACAGCGGTTTTTATCGAGAACGTTTGACAGCTTCAAGTTGACAGGCGAAAACGAGCAGGCTTATGACATCGCTGTTGAGTATGTACATAATTGGGATAAACACAAAGCAAACGGCGAAGGGCTTCTTTTTGAAGGCTCTTGCGGTACAGGCAAGACACATCTTGCTGTTGCAATATCGCTTGCACTGATACAGCAAGGTGTCCCGGTTGTTTGCAAAACATCAATCGATATGCTGTCGGATATCAAGCAGTGCTATCAAAAAGACAGCACGGTAAGCGAAGAAGAAGTTGTCGGTGTGTACAAGACGGTCGACTTACTAACGATTGATGATTTGGGCAAAGAACAGGCTACAGAGTGGTCGGTATCTGTGCTGTACAACATCATCAACGAGCGATACGAAGCGATGCTTCCGACAATAATCACAACAAACTACAAGACATCGGCTTTGATAGACAGACTCTCGGCAAAAGGTGACAAGGAAACGGCATCGGCGATTGTCAGCAGATTTGTTGAGAGCAGCCACAGAGTGACGATGGCTTGGGAAGACTACAGGAGGAAACGATGAGGGAAGTTTTCACAGGGATGAAGATGCTGACATTTACGATAATCCTGAGTTGATAGGAGGGGAAACGAATGGAAAATAAAGAAACTTACGGTATAATATTAGCAGCTATAGATCGAGAGCCGTTATGGATGTCTTTGTGGGCAAATTTTTGCACCGAAGGAATTTTTGATCAAAAACCCGCTTTTGGGTGCAATAGATCACACAACGCCTGCTGACGTTGAGCCCGTAAGGCACGGACGCTGGATAGAACATGATGAGGATATATGGTCAAACGAAGCTGAATGTAGCGAGTGCCATAAACGCATCGGACATAGCGGCTTACCTGATAGATTTCTCAGAGAGTTTAAGTACTGCCACAATTGCGGAGCGAAGATGGACAAGGAGAACAGCGAATGAGCGTATGCTACCAATGCCCGAACAGGCATCCGAGATGCCACAGCGAGTGCGAGAAGTACATAGCAGAGAATGCTCGGAATGCAATCATCCGAGAAAAACGGCACGAAATGAAACAGCTCGACAGCTACAAATATGAAACGAGCATAAGGCTCAAACAGAAAAGGAAGGTAAAAAATGATTAAGATTGAAAACACAGAGGTTTACGGCTTTGAAGCGGCAATCAGAGGAATGAGAAATCCGATGAACAGTTGGGATAAGAGTGACAGCAATTGGTACGAAAAGCTTGAATTTTGCAGAGTTCCGATTAAAACGTGCAAAGAAATAGGCGGTTATTGTATCGGCGATAATGACTGGAAACTGATGAAACAGCTTGCAAAGGCAGGATCGGTACACGCAAAGTACCGCAGAATGATAACCGTAACGTGTGATATAACCGCACCAATGTTTTGGTGGGCTGAGTACGATACCTACAAGGTCGGAACGGTAAGAAATTCGTGTAGTAAAATGCACAAGATACACAGCGTAGAGCTTTTAAACGAGGATTTTTCCTGCGAGGGATGCAAGGAGGTCGGATCGTGGGCAACGCTTTGCTTTGTCACAGTGCAAAACACTTGCAACAAGCTGAGAGAAAAATACAACGAAACCAAAGAGAAGAAATACTGGAGAGCGTTGATTGAGTTATTACCCGAAAGCTACAATCAGAGGGCGACGGTACAGCTAAATTATGAAGTGCTTGCAGGAATATACCGTTGGAGAAAAGACCACAAACTTGACGAATGGCACACGTTCTGCAAATGGGTAGAAAGTCTGCCGTACTCAGAGATAATCACAGGAGGAAACGAAAATGGAGAAAATTAATCATCCCGAACACTACAAAGGCAACAAGTACGAAGCGATAGACATTATCGATGACTATCAGCTTGGCTTTAATCTTGGCAATGCCGTCAAGTACATACTCCGAGCAGGCAAGAAAGGCGATGCTGCCGAAGATTTGAAGAAGGCTAAGTGGTACATCGAACACGAGATATGCAAGCTGATGAACGAGCAGGAGGAGAAGAAAGAAAAAAACGGCGATTTTCACGCTTGCTATCAGTGCAACAAGTGCTTTAAAAGCGAATGCATCTTTCAGCCATGGAAAAACTGGAAAAACGATCCGACACTACTTACGAAAACTACTTGTTATGCGTGGGAGGCGAAAGAATGAAATCCCATATCGCAGGAAGCAGTCTGACAAGCAAGGCAAACGTACAAACGGCAATTGCACATAGCGAGATGCAACAAGTGGTCGCTGTGTACAGAATCTGCACGGCACTCGCTTTAAACAAGCTGTATGGCTTCGGAAACGAAAGGCTCAAGAAGTTTAACGAGGCTGTCGAAGAATCGCTTGTCGAGTTTGGCAGATACGCAGGCAGTACAGGCGTAAGCAAGGCAAGAGGCTTTACAGACTTGGAAACAGGCGAAGAAATGCTGATGAGAGCGGTTAAAAGCAGGGGAATAGATATCGAGTATGCTCTTGGTATCAAGGCACTGGAGGTGTGAGGTGGAACAGCAGAAAAAACAGCAGATGGCTCGTGTTATGGAATGCCCATTTTTTAAAGCAAGCGGTGACACAAGCGTTTACTGCAACGGCTTCGCTGCCGGGATAAACGCAAAGTTTTCGTTTGAAACACGGACAGTGTGCAAAAAATGGGTAAAAAACGTTTGCAAAAGCAAGGGGCATTGCGGATTTGGTAGCTGTCCGTACTTCTTGCTCCTCGAAAAAATGTGTGACTTGAAGTAAAAACGCCACATAAAATTTCTCACTGTGCTATACTTAGGAAAAACACAGTGGGAGATTTTTATGGATATAACAGTGATAAATGCTGTGATATCGGGATGTTTTTCCCTTGCAGGAGCATTAATTGGCATACTTGCAAGTGCGAAACTGACTACATACCGCATAGAACAGCTTGAAAAAAAGGTCGATAAGCACAATCAGGTTATCGATCGGGTTTATAAACTGGAACAGCGAGGAGCTGTAATCGATGAGGAAATCAAGGTGGCAAATCACAGAATTGCTGACCTTGAAGAAAGGGAAGTAAAATGAAGGTATTTATTTCGCAACCGATGAAAAACAAAACGCCCGAAGAAATCAAAGCAGTACGCTTGGCGGCTGAAATGATGGTCAAGGTTATTTTTCCAAAGAAGAAGATAGAGATAATCGACTCTTACTTTGAGAAAAACGCTGATTCAGCATCGCCGCTTGCCAATCTTGGCAAGTCGCTTGAGCTTTTGGCAACGGCAGACATAGCAGTTTTTTGCTATGGATGGGAAGAAGCAAGAGGCTGTCGCATAGAGAGTGCCGCTTGCGTAGCGTATGAAATTCCGTTTATCGAAGTGATAGACAGACGGTTATCAGTCGGCTCTTATCAAGGAGGAAAACTATGATTAACTGGAAGAGAAAACTTACAAGCAGAAAGTTGTGGCTTGCAATCGCAGGCTTTGTTACTGGTCTGATTATCGCATTCGGCGGTGCAGAAGAAACTGCAAATACCGTGAGCGGATGCATAATGTCGGGAGCAGCAGTCATCGCTTATATCATCGGCGAAGGACTCGCTGACAGTGGCAACGGAGGAAACGGCAATGGCTCTGAAAATTAAAGGCATAGATATCAGCAGAGCTCAGACGGATATAGACTTTGCTAAGATTAAAGAGGCAGGCGTTAAGTTTGTTATCCTCAGAGCAGGCATCGGCTCAGACGAGGATACATACTTCCGCAGATACCTTGAGCAGTGTGAAAAGTACAAGATACCTTACGGCTGTTACTGGTATGTAAAAGCTGTGAAGAATGCCGTGTTCCGCAGGGAAGTTAAAGCCTGCATAAGAACGATGAAAGGTTTGAAGCCGTCATATCCCGTGTTCTTTGATCTGGAAGAACAGGCACAGATTGACTATCTGACAAACGAAGAACGCACAGAGATGGCAAAATACTTTTGTCAGATGGTCGAGAAAGCAGGCTTGCCATCGGGCATATACGCAAATCCTTCTTGGCTTGAAACATACTACAACAAGTCTGAGCTTGTCGGCAAGTATGACATATGGCTTGCACACTGGACAGGATCGCCCGACTATCCAAGCAGATATGACTATGGGCAGACGATGTGGCAGTGGGGAATAACAAGCATAGACGGCAGAGATGTTGACGGCGATGTGTGCTTTATCAATTACCCGGCAAAGACGAGTTACTGGTATAAAACGCACACCACAAGTGCAGGAAATACTCAGAAGCCCTCTCAGACAACGCAGGATGCCTCTAAAATCGATTTTGGCATTGAGGTAGGGAAATATGTCACCGTGAAGTTTAATGCCGTTTTTAAGGGCAATATAAAGCCTCTGAGCTTTGTGTACGAAACTAAGTTTAGAGTGCAGGATGTGTCGAGCGATGGGGTTTATGCTCTTATCGGTCTTGACGGAGAGCCGACAGGATGGATGGATAAGAAGTATCTGACGGTAGTATCGGACACAAAAAAAGTGCCGACTCTTAAGGTCGGCGATAAGGTCAAGGTAAAGCCGGGAGCGAAAACCTACAGCGGAGGTAGTCTTGCGGTCTTTGTCTATACGCAGGTCTATGAGGTAGTGCAGGTCGGAGCACACGGCAAGAGCGACTACATAGTCATCGGTCAGAACGGACAGGTCACAGCAGCGGTAAAGGCAGAAGACCTCAAGAAAGTATAAAATAAAGCCTACGGTTTAATCGCCGTAGGCTTTTGCTTTGCTTAGATACCTAACATCTCATCGATGATAGCTTTTAACGTTTTGCCCGACTGACTCTGTATCTGTCTGAGCCTCTTCAAAGCTCCTGCGGATATAGTCAGTGTTGCGTTGGAGGCAAGTTTAACACTGCCGAAGATAGCTTTGTACTCGTCACTGTCTAGGTGTTCCTCTGCCCAGATTTTAGCCTGCTCAAAGCTGATAGGGATGATGCTCTCGCTGCCTTTCCAAGTGTTGTACTCGACTTGCTGACGGTACGGCGAGTCGGGTCCTCCCTCGCCGTAGATGAAGAAGTTGCCCGACTTTGTGCGGTACAAGTACTCCTCAAAGTACTTGTAGTCGGTCGAGCTGACCTCGGCACGCCATGTGCCGAGCAGTTTAGCCGTGTCTGTGTTGTATTTTTTTCCGTGTATCACTTTATACATAGTCTTGTCCTTTCTTAGTCTTCGGAGTACATCTTGATGTACTCTTCACCAGTCGGGTGACTGTACTTGTCACCTTCAACCGTCACGATGATCTGTGATGGCTTGATGCCGAGTTCCTCTTCGGCTTCCTTTATCAGCTTAACATGTGAGTCGTAGCAAGCCTGCTGATCAAGCAAGTCACTTAGCCTTTCAAGCTCTTTTGAGAATCTGAAAAAGTCTTCAGCTTCTTCTTCTTTTATTTCGCCGTCCTCATCGTAGTTTTCCTTGATAGCGTCAAGGAGCGTGTGTATTTCTTCAAGTTCTTCTTTTGAGTACAGTTTTTCGTTTAGGCAGTCAACGTAGTCCTCGATACTGTCAATGTCTCTATAGTTAGGATGTGGATATCCGTAAGTTGATATATCTCCTGTCCAGTCGGTGTGTACATCAGCTTCTTTTTCCTCGATGATATCCTTTGTGTCACAAAGCGATACCCAATATACGTCTCTTCCGTCTTCAGAACCGCCCTCATCTCTGCCTGTGTAGTAAATTTTCTGTTCGCTCATATTTTTATCCTCAACTTTCTCCGGTAGTAATCCGCTCCGGTCGGTGTTTTTTTGTTAAAGAGCTTTGTAGCAGCATGGAGTATGAAAGTCTTCTACTGTGCCGTCTTCATACTGTATGAGTGTGAATGTCATCGTAAAGTTGTCGTCACCTTTGCTATATAAGTAATCTGCAACTTTAAACGTGTCGTAAATACCCTCGAAATCTCGCATCATATCACGAGAAATCATACCTTCGTAGTGAATAGTGGCACTAAGTATTTCAGCGTCTATATCATCAGAAAGAGCAATTTCTGTATCGCAATTGCCGTGTTCGTATGCTTTTGCTAAATCTGCTTTGCTGATAGCATCATTGAACACGAGCACATCCTCGATAATATCGCCGATAAGACTCTTGATGACTGAATCCTTATAATACTCGGGATCTTCTAAGTACATCAAAACATTGCGTACTCTTTCAGGAGGATCGTCATCGGTATTTTCTTTTGCAAGACGTATATCTTCTTCGCTCGGATAGTCGTGCTCGGCAATAGCTTTATCGCGTTTGGAGAGCTTCACCGTGAGCACTGCTCTGAAAACTTTTACTATGTTGTCTTTCATATCAAATCTCCTTTATGTCAACGCCCTGAAGGGCTGTCTTTGTGGTTTTTCTTACTTGTTTGTGCCTTTATCAACTGCCAAAAACATTGCATACTGATTCGCTATTAACGCAACGTATTTGTCGGATGTCATTGTTCCGTTCTTAACTTCTTCCTCGATTACTGCTCTAGTTGCTTCGAGTATGTTCTTTATTTTCTGCTCTCTTGTCATTTTGTCCGCTCCTTCATTCAATGCCGTGCTTGTCCATAAATTCGATTACTTCTTTAATCTGTTGCTTTATCTTGTTTACTTTTGCCGTATCTTCTTCTATCCACTTTTTACTGTCTTCATCGCCGTACAGTTTATAGCACTTCTCGCTTTCGGCTAATGATTTTTCAGCTTTTGCCAAGACTTCACTCCATTGAAACAATGTTATTTCTCTTTTTGTACCTTTCATTACTTGCATATCTTTACCTCCTGCCCATAGGGCTTAATTTAAGTGGCTGTCTTTGTATCGCCCCAAAGGGCGAGAGCCGAAGCTCTCAGTCTTCGCCCTCGACCTCTCTCTTGGCAAAGAGTCCGTCAAAAGCCTTGTCCTCGTCTATCCAATCGCTCTCGACTCTGCTCTCAAGCTCACCGCTCTGCTCGGCAAAGAGCCTTGCAAGCTCCGTGATCTCGTCCTCACTGACATCGTGATCGATGTGCTTTGCGAGTCCCTCCCCGTCTGTGAGGACGATGTAGTTCATTGTGTTGTCCTGTGCTTCATAAAGTCTGTAGTTTTTCATAGTAAACCTCTTTCTGCCCGAAGGCGTTTGAACTGAATTTTTTGTTTCGGTCGGTTTCCCTTGACCGTGACTTAAGTACATCACAGCCTTTAGTGCTTGTCAACACTTTTTTGCCTTCTGTGCAACGATTTTGTAGACTTGCACAAAAAAATCAGCAAAACTTGTGCAAACTGCACAATGCAGTCAAATCGCCACAGTAGATAGGAATTTTTTATATAATATATACATACACGCACGAACATCTAAGGGGGCGAGAAAGTGAAGTATGACTACTGGATGACTGACGAGGGCTTAGAGATCATCGCAGGATGGGCGAGAAGAGGCTTGACGGATGCGGATATATCGCATAACATCGGCATAACAGAGCGGACTCTGAGGGATTGGAAGCGGCGATACCCCACCATAAACGCCTGTCTTAAAAACAGCAAAGACCTTGCTGATACTATAGTTGAAAATGCCTTATTTCGTAAGGCAACTGGATATAAGACCAAAGAGGTGTCCTATAAAGCGGACAGCGATGGAAATCTTGTGGCTGTTTCTGCGGTCGAGAAGGAAGTGCCTCCCGACACTACAGCACAAATCTTTTGGCTTAAAAATCGCCGACCTGACTTGTGGCGAGATCGGCGTAAAGAGGCAGAGAGCGACACTCAGAGCGGCGGCGTAGTAGTCTTGCCTGAGGTGGTAGCGGATGCTATAAAGACGATAGCTCCACCACCTGAGCATACTACATCTTGCGGTGATAGCGATGACGAGTAACACCATATGGACACCACAGCCCAAGCAAGCGGTCTTTTTGAGCCGTCCTGAGTATGAGGCACTATACGGCGGTGCAGCAGGCGGTGGCAAGTCGGACGCACTGCTTGCGGAGGCTCTGCGGCAAGTGCATATACCACACTACAAAGCACTGATACTGCGTAAGACCTTTCCACAGCTTGCGGAGCTTGAGAGTCGTTCTACAGCCATATACAAGCAGGCCTTCCCTGCTGCCGTATACAACGCTTCTAAGCACGTCTGGTGCTTCCCTTCGGGAGCAAGGATATACTTTGGAGCGATGCAGAGGGTACAAGACCGCACCAAGTATCAAGGTCAGCAGTATGACTTTATAGGCTTCGATGAGCTTACGCACTTTACATGGGACGAGTACAGCTATATGTTCTCCCGTAACCGTCCGAGTGGATCGGGGACGAGGGTATATATGCGAGCGACAGCCAATCCCGGCGGCGTCGGTCACGGATGGGTCAAGCAACGCTTTATCACAGCCGCAAAGCCGATGACACCTATCATCGACACATACACGGTCACAGATACGGCAGGACAGGCACATACCTATCAGCGTAGCAGGATTTTCGTCCCTGCAAGTGTCTTTGACAACAAAAAGCTACTTGCAAACGATCCTGCATATCTTGCCAGTCTTGCGATGCTTCCGCAGGCAGAGCGAGATGCTCTGCTGTACGGTAATTGGGACAGTTTCAGTGGGCAGGTATTCTCCGAGTGGCAAGACGATCCACAGCATTATGTCGACAGACAGTGGACACACGTCATAGAGCCGTTTAAGATACCACAGCATTGGGTAATCGTCAGAGGCTTTGACTTTGGCTACGCAAAGCCGTTTTCGGTGGGATGGTATGCCATAGACGAGAGCGATACGGTCTATCGCATCAGGGAGTACTACGGATGTACCGATGTAGCCAACACTGGCTTAAAGCTAAATCCTGCGGAGATAGCATCGGAGATACGGCGTATCGAGAGCGAGGACGAGAACCTTCGGGGCAGGACTATCACAGGGATCGCTGACCCGTCTATCTTTGACAGGAGCAGAGGCGAGAGTGTAGCTGACATCATGTCAAAAGCACCAAACTTTGTACTGTGGTCACCCGGTGATAACGCAAGAATCGCAGGCAAGATGCAGTATCACTACAGGCTTGCGTTTAACGCAGATGGACTGCCGAAGTTCTACTGTTTCTGCACTTGTAAGGGATTTTTGAGAACGATTCCTGCTTTAGTCTATGACGATGTACACGTTGAGGATATCGACACTTCGCAGGAAGACCATATCTATGACGAGTGCAGATATGTCCTGATGGATCATCCGATAGCCGCTCCGACCGTGTCGGCAAGCGTACCGAGAGGCGATGATCCGCTTGATCAGCGAGTACCCAAGAACTACAGCTTTTATAACATTTAACCGCAATTTGAAGGGAGTTGAAAACCTATGGAAAGCACTTATATCCGTGATACTCCAAGCTCACGAATCCGCTCTGCGACTACGTTTGGAGGTATCAACCGAGCAAACGGAACGCCGCTCGGAGAGTGGGATGCGCTGAGTGGCTTTGACCTTACGGCATATCCTGCACTGCGGACTTGTCTGCCATACGCACGGAACAGCTTGCCGACTGGCATCACTGGCTATACATTCCGTAATGGAAGCATTGTCTACACGGTGTCGGATGGCATCTATGTAGGCGGTGAAAAGACGGCGATAAAAGGATTGACTTCGGGAGAAAAAACACTCGTCAGCTTGGGAGCATACATACTGATACTGCCTGATGAGGCACTTGTAAATCTTGCTACAGACCCAATCGCCGTCAGCTTTCCGACATCGCATGAGCTGACGGACGGAGTGCTCTATGAGTATAACTCCAACCAAACACAGCCGACAGTTGCCATCTTCAAGAGGCTGTATGTGGACGTAAAAAAGGACAGCGAGGAGCTGTCGTACTACAGCGAGGGCGATCAGATAAGAGTATCGTATACATACGGTGGAAAAAAGAAAACTCTGACTGCAAAGATAGACACTATCGCAGAGGAAGAGTACACAGCAGACGGCTGTGTATCTATCAATCTCGATACGACTATGTACAGCGACACTTACCGCTTTTACATCGAAGGCAAGAGGATGACTACATCGAGGATGGTATCACGCATCACAGGAGCATCTATCAGTAGGCTGATGCCCAAGATGGACTTCATAGTCGAGTATAATAACCGCCTGTGGGGATGCTCATCGGAAAATCACGAAATATATTGCTCAAAGCTCGGAAGTGCGGTCGACTGGGGAGCGTATGACGGCATATCGACCGATGCGTGGACAGCTACAGTCGGCACAGACGGCGATTTTACCGGGGCTTGCGTATACAACGGCTGTATCCTTTTCTTCAAGGAAAACTGTGTACACAGCGTGTACGGCACAAAGGCATCGAACTTTACGATCACTACATACACGGTCAGAGGAGTGCAGAAAGGTAGCTCAAAGTCGCTCTGCATCAGCGAAGGTCTGCTGTACTACAAAGCTCCCGAAGGCATATTCAGCTTCAACGGCTCGGCATCGTCAAGAGCTGATATGAAGCTGTCGTGTGATATCACACAGACTGCCTGCGGTACTGCTGATGACCGATACATAGTGATGCTGATGAGTGACGATACAGTGTACTACTACGACAAGCTACACAGCGTATGGTACACACGCTATCTTGCGGATGCTATATCTGCGCACAACATCGGAGGCAAGCTCTATGCTGTCACAAAGAGCGATGATGGCACGATGGGGCAGGTACTTCTGACGGGTGCAGACAGCATGGCTCTAAGAGATAGCGAAACCGCCTTTGAAGCCGTTACAGGCGAGTTATGCAGAGGCGAGTTGATGTCTACAAGCAGTTACGCACGAAAAGCCATGCACACAGTCATCAGAAAGCTGACTATGTCCCTTGAAGAGTGGCATCAGAAAGGCGTATCTGCTGCGAATTTCACACTTGCTGTGCAGTATGACGGTGGAGATTGGCAGACGGTGTACAGCTATGACGGCACAGAAGAAGCATCAGACGGAAACGCTGTTACGCTTGCGCCTATCATACCGATGCGGTGTCAGCGACTGCGCATCAAGATAAGCGGTACGCTTACAGCATCGTCAAGAGCTTCTGTACAGCCGTACTTAACGCTTTACGGACTGTTTATCGACACAGAGGAGGCGAGCGAAATTGGCGGAAAACATTAACATCAGCTTTGCTCCGAACAAGGCGGCAAGCGAATCTCAGCGTATCGCAGACCTTGAGCAGTATGTGTCGACACTGACGGAACGCACGAAGTTTGCATTTGCAAGCGTGATAGGGGATTACGGCGAAAGCAACGCTGATGACAATATGAAAATAATCAATATGATTTATCAGACTGCTTGCGAAGCTGTGAGCGTAGGTGTTCCTTGCGGTGATGGCTCATCCGTGTGGTTTAACATCTCGGCAGGTGGTGGAAATCAGCCGGGAACTAATGTCGATTCAAACGTATCGTACTCTTGCATAGGAGGATGTTCAAATCAAGCACATACGCAGTGCTACACGATTAACATTACCGGAGATAGCAATGCCGCTTATGCAAGCTCGTTTTCGAGCATAAGTGGTCAGTTCAACACAGTCAAAGGTGATATGCACTCTACCATAAATGGTATGGATAATGCCGCAACAAGCACAGCACGATGCATAATTTCAGGCAACGGCAACAAAGTCACAAACAGCGATGGCAGTGTAGTATCTGGACAGCAGAATACCGTCACTGGAAACTTCAGCGTGATTGTAGCAAACGGTGCTGAAGTTTCGGGAAGTGACAATATTATAGTCGGCGAACAGCACACAGTAAACGGCAGCATGAATGCCGTGTTCGGCAACAACAACACCGTTAAGGGAAGCAAGAATATTGTATCAGGTGACTGTAACAATGCCACCGATGATAACAGCGTTGTTTTAGGTACAAGCAATACCGCAAAGAACGGAAGTTCGTATATAGTCGGCAGTGTGAACAAAGTAACAGGCATGAATTTCGTCTACGGCATGGGAAATACGGTCAGTGGTGCGCACAACATAGCAATAGGCGAATGGCTTAAAATAGACAACAGCGATAACATAAACGATTATTCTCGAACCGCAATCGGCACATATATGGACACAGAACAGCTTGAGAGTTATGATGGCAGGTGGCGATTTGTAATCGCTGATGGTAACTACGATAATCCTCATAACTTGATATACGCAATTGAAGATGCTGACGGCAAGCGAAAGCTATATTTCGGATGTGACATAGACCTGCCTTCTGCTTCGGATACGGCACTTGGGGCTGTCAAAGCAGGCGAGAATATTTCAATATCCGCAGACGGCACGATATCTGTAGACTTGTCAAATTATCTGCAATCTACAGACATATCGGACTGGGCAAAGGCTGAAAGCAAGCCTGCATATACAGCGGAGGAAGTCGGGGCGGCGGAGCAAGGTCACACGCACACTAAATCTGAAATAACTGACTTTCCGACACTTGGAACGGCGGCGGGAAAGAATGCCGCAGATTTCTATCCGGCAAAAGCCGCTAGTGTTTTAGGTGGCGATTATAACGAATTAAAAACAAACGGCATTTTTGAAATGCAGGGAAATGCCGCAAATCCTACAGCAAACACGCCGAACGGAAGTCATGTTAACAATAATTTTTATGTTCAGGTATTTTACCGAAATCCCAAATATCTTACGCAGATAGCAACATCGGTGCGTGCGGACAAGACGCAGTACATCAGGTCTCTGAATAACGGTATATGGAACGACTGGGAAAAAATAAAGTCCGGTGATGCCGACACGGTAGATGGCAAGCACGCAAGTGATTTTGCGGCTGATATCACAGCGGCGGTGAGCGCTGTTGAAATCGGCGGCAGGAATCTTCTGTACTATAGCCGCTTTGACAGAAAATATCCTGCCGGATGGGCTTATTCGGCGGTCGTTACTTACGTCTTTGATGGCAATGCAGCAACGCTTACAAAAGCCGAAACTACAACAAGGCAGTTTACAACACAGGCATCAGTATCAAACGGAGTTGTTGCGGCAAATCCGAATCTGTTGCCCGAAAACGGCTGTACATATACAATTTCTTGCGAGATAATGAAAATAGAAGGGTACTATGTCGGTGGAGGAACAACGGTTACTGTCAGATATAACTACACAGACGGCACGGTAAAGGATTTTGTTATTGATGTTTTGGAAGCTTCGGAAACGGCATGGACAAAGTACAGCCGCACGTTTGTTTATTCGTCAGATAAAGAGCTCAGCTATGTGCAGTTCATAATTGCACTCGGCGCAAAGGCTTGCGGCATCAGGATAAAAAACGTTAAGTTCGAGAAAGGAAATAAGCCGACTGACTGGACGCCCGCACCGGAGGACGATGAGCGGAGAATAGCGAGCTTAGAAGCAAGGGTAGCGGCGCTTGAGGCGGCGGCAGTATCGGGAGGTGAGGTATAATGCTTGATTTCGGAAAGTGGATAGTCGAGGTTGCTGTGAACGGCGTTAAGAGCGGCAGCTTCGACAGAGCGTGGGCGGCTATGCAGCTTGGCAATCATTACAGCCGTGACAGGATAACGGCGGAGGATATTGCGAGGTTTGATACAGCGATTGATGAGTATGAGGCAGAGATGAAGGCAAAAAAGGAAGAAATCGGTGAAGAACCGGTTGAAATAACGGATGCCGAGCAATCGGTAGAAAGGGCAGAAAAATGAATCTTGAGGAAGAAATCACAAAGTTCCGAGCAAAGAAAAAAGTACAGCTTGCCGAGTCTGTGACCGAAAACGCAAACGAAGACGGCACACAGCCTATTGAAACCGCAGATGGCAGAGTGCCGAATGACGATGGAAAGAAGATAGGTACAAAGGAAATACACGAAGCACAGGAGATACTCAACAGATACAAGCAAGGCAAGGCAAATCTTGAAAAGCGTATCATATCCAATGAACAGTGGTGGAAGATGCGACATTGGGGGGAGTTATCAGACTCTGCATCTGCTGTAGAATCCGACCCTCTCAGACCTCGTCCTGTGTCCGCTTGGCTGTTTAACTCGCTTGCGAACAAACACGCAGATGCTATGGACAATTACCCTGAGCCTACCATACTGCCGAGAGAGTTAAGCGATGAGCAGACCGCGCAAACGCTATCGGATGTACTGCCTGTTGTGCTTGAGCATAACGATTATGAGCAGACATACTCGGACGGATGGTGGCAGAAGCTCAAAGGCGGCTCTATGTGTCAGGCTGTCTTATGGAACAGCAGAAAAGATAACGGCATAGGCGATATTGACATCTGCAATATTGACTTGCTTAATCTGTATTGGGAGTCGGGCGTATCCAACATACAGAAATCCCCGAATCTGTTTTATTTATCGCTTGAGGATACAGAGGCTCTCAAGCAGAGATATCCCGAATTTGCAAATAAATCGGGCGGTGATTCGATTGCCGTAAGCAAGTACAAGTATGATGACAACGTAGATACAAGCGAGAAGTCAACGGTTGTTGATTGGTACTACAAGGTTTGGGATGGTACTAAGCGCAAACTGCACTACTGCAAATTCTGCGGAGATACCGTACTGTACGCAAGCGAGAACGATCCCGAATATGCTGACAGAGGCTTCTATGATCACGGCGAGTATCCGTTTGTAATCGACACAATGTTCCGTGTAGAAGGCTCTCCGTGTGGCTTTGGCTACATCGACATTATGAAGGATTGTCAGATGTACATAGACAAGCTGAATCAGGTAGTGCTTGAGCATACGGTCAAGATGACAAACAAGCGGTATTTTGTCAAGATGAACGGCAATGTCAACGAAGGCGAATTTGCCGATCAGAGAAAACGTTTTGTACACGTTCAAGGCAATCTGACCGATGATGATATAAGGGAGATAAAGGTTGAGCCGCTTGACAGTGCGGTTATGAACGTACTTCAGCTTAAGATAGACGAGCTGAAGGAAACAAGCGGAAACAGAGATTTCTCGCAAGGTGGCACAACAAACGGCATCACAGCGGCATCTGCTATTGCGGCACTGCAGGAGGCAGGAAGCAAGCTGTCGAGGGATATGCTGAAAAGCACATACAATGCGTATACCAAAGTGTGTTATTTTGCAATAGAGCTTATGCGGCAGTTTTACGATACGCAGAGATATTTCCGCATCACAGGCAAGGACGGCTCACAGCAGTTCGTACAGTTTGACAACAGCGGATTAGTACCACAATCGGCAGGCAATGTTGGCGGTTTCGATCTCGGTGAAAGAACGCCTATTTTCGACATCGTCTGCAAGGCAAGCAGACGTTCTCCGTTCTCAAAGGCGGCACAGAACGAGTTTGCAAAAGAATTGTTCGGTATGGGCTTCTTCAATCCTCAACTTAGCGATCAGGTGCTTGCTTGCCTTGATATGATGGATTTTGACGGTAAGCAGGAGGTTGTACAGCGAGTACAGCAGAACGGCACTATGTATCAGCAGATAATGCAGTTACAGCAGCAAGTGGCACAGTTGCAGGCTATCATAACCGGGCAGAAGCCACAGCAGGCAGACACAGTACAGGGGGCAGGACAGCCGATGCCGAGCGGACAGGAACAGCAGACAGGCAATGATAGTTCACAGCTTGCTAGGATTTTTGATGATGCCGCAGAAAACAGCATAGTCAACAAGGCAAGAGAAAAGGCACAGAACGTAACAAATATCAGTCAGTGAGGACAGAATGACAAAGATAACAATCAAACGCAATAAGAACGGCCACGAGATAATCTGTGACGGTCACGCATACGAATCACACAAGGCTGACGGTAATTTAGTCTGTGCGGCGGTAAGTACAATCGCTCAGACAATCGCATATTATCTGTACAATAATTCAGACAAGGCTCAGATAAGCGATATAACGCTCAAAGACGGTTTCTTTGTGGCAAGCTATACAACAGACTATGACGATATCAAAAACGGCATAGAAGCCATTCTGAGCGGCTTCTCGCTGATATCGGACAGTTATCCCGATATTGTAAAAATATCGCAAAAATGAATTGCAAAACGCACAGCATAATTTTTGTTATGCTATACTTACAGTGATGACTCGCAGGAACAGACTGCAGAAAGGTGAAAACCGATGATTTTCAAATTAAATTTAAAGATGTTTGACGGTGCAGGCAGTGCTTCTTCAGGAACAGGAGATGGCACAGGCACAGCAACATCAGGAGCGAACGAAGGCACTTCCTCCGGTGCTAACAACAGCAAGGACTTAAGCAAGGTTGTTTACGGAAAACAGCCTACGGTAGCTGAGAACACATCGTCTGACACGCAGGATGATGCACAGTCAAGGTACAATGAGTATCGCAATGGCGAAGGCAAGGATTTCATCAACAAGGAAATTGAGAATGCGGTAAAACGCAGATTCAAAGATCATTCGGAATTGAAGAAATCAAACGGCAAGATGCAATCAGTTATAAATGCTGTGGCTATGAAGTACGGAATTGACCCGACAGATACCGATGGAATACTTAAGGCTGTTGCTGAAGATGAATCGTATTACGAAACGGCGGCTGATGAAGCAGGAATGTCCGTTGAGCAGTACAAGAAGATGAAACAGCTTGAAGCGGAAAATGCACAGCTTCAGGCTATCAGACAGGAAGAAGACAGACGGAAAGAATTTGATGCCAAGTATGCCGAGTGGAGTATGCAGGCTGATTTCGCAAAGAACGAATATCCGAATCTTGATCTTAACACTGAGATGCAGAACAAGGACTTCTTCGGGCTTCTGACAAGAGGCATAGATGTCAAGACTGCATATCAGGTTATCCATCAAGATGAGATAGTACAGAACGCAATAAGCACAGCTACTCAGCGTACAGCACAGGCAGTACAGCAGCAGACCGTGAACAATATCCGTTCCAAAGGCTTAAGACCTGACGAAAGTGCAGGCAGTTCACAGGCAGGCTTTACGTTTAAGGCTGATCCTCACAAGTGGACAAAAGCCGACAGAGAGGAAATCGCCAAGCGTGTTGCAAGGGGCGAAAAAATACGGCTGTAACTTCTTCTTGACGGAAAGAAAGAGGTACACATATGCACAGATTTTTACTTAACCTGCGTATGTTCGATACACAGGTAACTACACAGGAATCTCTGTCAGCAGAGATGAAAACTTTCTATGAGGATACTCTCATAGACAATGCCGAGCCTAAACTGGTACACGATCAGTTCGGCGATAAGTATCCTATCCCCAAGAACAACGGTAAGACCATAGAGTTCCGCAAGTATGCAGCACTTCCCAAGGCACTTACTCCTCTTACCGAAGGTGTTACTCCTACTGGCAACAATTTATCTGTAAGCACAAAGGAAGCAACAATCAATCAGTTTGGTGACTATATCAAGCTGTCTGATATGCTTCAGCTTACTACTATCGATGACAACGTTGTACAGTCTACAAAGTTACTCGGTAGTCAGTCGGGCAGAACGCTTGACACAATCACAAGAGAGATTGTAAATGCAGGCACAAACGTTATCTATGCTGATAAGGCAGACGGTAGCGAAGTGCTTTCAAGAAAAGCGTTAACTCTTGACTCAGAGCTGTCAGTTGACACCATCTTCAGAGCGGTAGCACAGCTTAAGAGTATGAATGCTGACGGCATCAGCGGTAGCGAATTTGTTGCTATCATTCATCCGTTTGTATCGTATGCTCTTATGAGATCGGACGATTGGGTGTCTATCCACCAGTATAAGAATCCCGAAAACATCTATCAGGGCGAAATCGGTACAATCGGCGGTGTAAGATTCGTTGAATCAACAGAAGCAAAGATATTTGCTGAAGATGGTTGTCCTGAATTCTACGCACTTACAAAGGACACAAAGTTCGTAGCAGGCAAGACCTATTACACCAAGTCGAGTGACACATACTCTGCCGCTTCGGTAACGCCGGGCGGTGCAGTAACGGCTGACACATACTATGAGAAGCACTACACAGCTATATTCTCAACACTTGTTATCGGCGCACACGCTTATGCGGTAACCGATGTAACAGGCGGCGGTCTTGAGCATATCATCAAGCAGCTTGGCTACGGCGATGATCCTCTCAATCAGCGTTCAAGCGTAGGTTGGAAGGCAACAAAGACAGCGGAAATCCTGTCAGACGAGTATATGGTAAGAATCGAATCTTGCGTAAAGAGATACTCAAACAAGATCGAAGCAAACTAAACGGAGGTAATCCAGTATGGCAACAAAAACAACATCTGAGATAAAAAACGTTGTGCCTGAATACGATCCTGAAGAGATGGTCGACATCAAACTCTTCAAGGATGCAAAAAACTACAAAGACCCGGTCTTTGTAGGAGTAAACGGCAGAACGTATCTTGTTGAACGTGGCGTTACTGTTTCAGTTCCTCGTATGGTAGCAGAGGTAATTGAACGTAGCGAAGCTCAGAAGCAGAAGGCAGAAGCGTTTATATCAGACATGGTATCACGTTCTCAGAGCATATAAGCAAGTCGCAAAACGGCGGTGGCGGTAATTCGCCGCCGCTTATTTTGTTTACAGGAGGAACAATGACAGCAAACGAAGCAATCACAAAAGCTGACACGTTACGCCCGAATCAGATTCCAAAAGCAACAAAAACGGAATGGGTTCGTCAGCTTGAACGGACAGTATATAACGAGATATACAAAACACATGATACAACGGATATCGAATTTACGGATATGGATTCAGAAACATTTGCAGACGATAAGCTGTTTGTCCCTGATCCATATGACGAAATCTATATGCAGTATTTATGCGTTAAGATAGATTATTACAACGCAGAGTACGAACGTTACAACAATGACACAGCAACGTTCACGGCTCTGTACAACAGCTACGCTACACACTACAACAGAGAGCATATGCCTGCCACAGCAGAGCTTAAATATTAGGAGGGATAACTATGGCAAGTACAAGAATATCGGGTATCCGAAAGAATAAAGACGGAACGTTTACCGAATCTGCATCAAGAGCATCAAGCGATTCTTATAAGCCTAACACAGCCGATGCAAACGCATCAGCAACGAATCCGACAGCCACAGGATACAATCCTTCGGCGGCGGTGAATTCAGCAAAGCATGCATACACCGTACACAACAGTAAAAAGCCGTCTGCATACACTGGCAAGTATGATAACCTGATAAACGATAACCTTAACAACATTCTCAATCGTAAGCAGTTCAGTTACGATGCAAGCAAGGATGCACTGTACAATCAGTACAAGGATATGTACACACGCAACGGTCAGACAGCTATGCAGGATACAATGGGCAATGCGGCTCTGCTGACAGGCGGTTACGGCAATAGTTATGCTACAACGGCAGGACAGCAGGCTTACAACAGTTATATGCAACAGCTTAACGATAAGATGCCTGAGCTTGAGCAGAGAGCTTATGAGCGTTACCGTGACGAAACAAGCGATCTTTACAATCAAAATAATCTGCTGACAAACCTTGATTCCACAGATTACAGCAGATACCGTGATAAGATGAGCGATTATTTCAATGACCGTGATTTCTATTACAATGCGTATAATAACGAACGTGATTTTGATTACGGAAAGTATAGAGATGATGTCGGAGATGCAAAGGATGACAGAAACTTTAACTATCAGAAGGAACGTGACAGCGTAAGCGATGACCAGTGGCAGAAGCAGTTTGACTATCAAAAACAGAGAGATGCTGTGAGCGATGACCAGTGGAACAAAAATTACGCTATGAACATCTCAAAGGCAATCGGATCAGCACAGAAAGAATCTGAAGATGATACATACTTTGATCCCGACAAAGCGTACAAGTTTCTTACCGACTATGATGACTATTTCAATGTTAAGGACAATCCATCTGAGGTTGCCGAAGCGTTATTCCAGTCATACGGCGATAAGGACGGCTTTTGGGAATGGGCGGACGAAGCATCAATTGGCGAAGGCTCTCTGACAGATTTGATTTATTCACTGCACCCTGAGCTGATAGACAGCTCAACGCTCAAAGGCGTTAATTCTTGGGGAACGATAGGTTCGGCAGGAATTCAGTCAAACGCAAACGCAGTTGCTGAAGATAACAAACGATACAGTGATTATAAGAGCCTGTTATCCGATTCAAACAACTGGTCTACATCCCGTCAGCAGTGGTTGGATGATAACAAGAAGGCAAAGAAAGCAAACAGCAAGAAATAAACGGAGGTTTTGAGGATGGACGAAGAAAGACTCAAGCGTATAAGGGCAAACATTGCGAAACACGAAGAACGCAAGAAAACGCAGAATATAATGGGCGATATTGATTCGTCCAAACTTGACCGCAGTAACACAAGCTACAATAAAAATGATGCCGCTTTTGAAATGGCAAAGCAGCACTATCAGAATAGCTATCTACCGAAGAAAGCACAGGAATACTACAAGGGCGTTGAAAACTACAGAAATTCGTATGAGCAGATGGCAAACAAACCGAGTGCGAATAACTATACTGTAATGACTCCCGAAAACGAATCAGCAAATCTGATAAGTGACGGTATCAATACATACGTTTCTCCGCAGATGCGTGAGAAGGCTCAGAAGCACTATAACGAGGTATTCAACAACGAGAACAAGAAGTATGCCGAACAGTACGCAAGGCTGAACGAAAAGAGCAAGCCTGCGTACAGTTATGCACAAGCAAAGAGCGAAGCGGCGAAGAATGTCGATAACAGCATCAACGCTTTTTCTTCTCAGTTCAAAGACGAGAACGAATACAACGCTTATGCTGATAATATGGCACAGGCAAAGGAACAGCAGAGATTGCTCAACTACAATGTGGCTGAGGCAAGAAACAAACTGCTGACAATGAAAGCACTCAATATGAATCCGTCTGTGAAAGTCGAAGATACAGACGAATACAAGCAGATTGAGTCGGATATGAAGAAAGCGGAAACTGTACAGGAATTTGCAAAGAATATGCAGGACGAAAACTTCCGCAAAGAATACGCCGAATACGAACAGCATCAGAAGGACTATGAGAATAAAAACTGGTTTGGCAAGGCGGTTGAGCAAGTCGGAAACGCTATAGATGATGTTATCTATAGTTACGGCAGCGGTATGCACGGTGTAGCAAAATCCGGCTATAATGTTCTTAATTCGGTGTTCGGCGTAAACCCATACGAAGAAGGGACACTTGCCAACGAAATTGAAAAAGGATACAATTATATCCGAAGTGAAACAGAACGCAGACAGCGTTATAGCAATTATACAAAGCAAGGGCTTACAACAGACATCTACAACGCAACTAATAACGAAGAATTTAGCAATATTGCAAGCAATGTTATCTCAATTACGCTTAACTCTCTTGCCGATGCAGGCGTAAGTATGGCAATGGCGGCACTTACTGGTGGAACATCCCTTACACAAAAAGGTTTACAATCAACAGTAGGACTTACGAAGACACAGAAAGCAGCTCAAACGGCTTCGAGTATGTTAAAGGGTATGACAAAAAACCTCAACTTCTGGACATCGTTTGCGAGAGAAGGCGGTAGTGCATACAACGATGCTATCTCTGCAGGAGCATCAAACGAGGAAGCTACAATTGCTATGCTTGCAACAGGCTTACCGAATGCTTATATCGAAGTCGGAGGCGGTGTTGAAAAGTTTAAAGACTTAGCAGGAACAGGCGTTAAGGGATGGCTCAGAGATTTTGCAAAAAGCACAGGCGAAGAAGCAACCGAAGAATTGAAACAGGGCATCATATCAGAGCTTGTTAAGAAGATGACATACGCTCCCGAAACAGAATTGTTCTCAACAGCTGATGACGGTAGCGGCATTATCAATCCGATAAGAATGTATCAAGAAGCATTCGGTGGTGCTGTAGGCGGTGCTTTTGGTGGCTCTGTCGGTAAAGCTATAAACGTTGCAAGCTACACTGTAGCAAACAATATGTATAAGTCAGACAGCATGAGAGAGCTTATACAGAGTGGCAAGTATACCGAAATGCTTAAAGCACTTCCCGATTCCGACTTTAAGAACAGCGAGATAAGCAAAACGTTCAGTGCTGAAATGGACGAGAAACAGACTCTTGCAAAACTCAAAGGCATAAGCAACAGACAGCTTATCAAGCAGTACGATTCTATGGTCGATACGCTCAGTTCTGTGTCAGAAGGCAATGTTGCCAGTCTTGCACTTATAGCGACAGGCGATACAAAAACAGCCACAGAGGTTGCTCCTATTCTCAGAAAGCTGTATGACGGTAAAGTAATAACAGAGGAAGAAGCTAAGATTATCTCACGCAATGAGAACGTTGTTAATATGCTCAGTGAAACCACAGGCTTGGATATGACGAATTCCTCGTGGGAAGATTTTGTTACACTATCGGAGCAGGCACAGTTTGAGAATATAACAGGCACAAGTACAGGCAACGCTATTGCTGATGTTGTTTTTGGTAATGCTCAGAGGGCTGAAGCAGGAAGAAACTACATAGCAGAAGAACAGAACAAGTACGCAAACGATCTCTCAGGCACACCTACATTCACAGCACAGATAGGTGATGAGTCTGTTAAGATAACAGGCATAGATCACGTTGAAAACGGCGAAGTGTATGTAAATCTGTCAAACGGCACAACGCAGGAGGCACAGAGTCTTAACACGGATGAAGTTACTACTGCTCTGCTTTCCTATGCATCTGAGTATGATGCAAAAACTGCATCGGCGTTTATCGGTGGCTACACAGGCAATATCTCCGTTGGTGAGTATGCAAGAAGTTTTGCAGGAGTAAACTCGGCAGCGAAAGCCGGGCTTAGCTATGATAATATTGTAAAAAGTGCTCCGACTATGATAAACAACGTAGGCATCGATACAGCAAAAACACTCACAAAAAGCGGCAACGCATTTGCTTTAAAACAGGCAACAGCCGATATCGAAAACACGGTATCAGCACAGCAGAGACAGGCAACACGCAACGACAAAACCTCTGTAAAAAACAAGACAGGCGGCACTGTTACAAGAGAACACAGAATACTCGCCCGTACCATATCAAAGGTGACAGGCTATACCGTTGTGCTTGTAGACAGCACGAACGTCAAAAACGGAAAGACAGTTAACGGCAGAAAGGCTATAGGTGAGTTTAACTCCACAAAGGGCGAAATCGTTCTTGATATAGGCTCTGATGATGTAGTAGCTACTACTCTGCACGAAGTTACCCACTACATAAAACTTAACGCACCGACACAGTATAACGCTTTGCGTGACGCTGTAATTGAATATGCGACAAAGACGGGTAAGATAGAGTATTATCTTGAAAAGTACGCAAATTCATACGGTACAGATAATGTGTATGAGCTTACCGAAGAGATGACCGCAGACGCCGCCGAAGCTCTGCTGACAAACGAGAAGTTCATCAGCGAGTTATTAAGCGACAAGTCGTTCGTCAATGCTGTAGTAGGCGAAAACAAAGGCTTTGTACGCAAATTCCTTGACACTCTGCACGATATAATCAGCTCTATCAAAGACTATCTCAAAGGCAGAACCGTAAATCATCAAATAGCAAGAGAATTGTCGGAAGATGTAAAGGCACTTGAAAAGATCGAAAAACTGTGGAGAGATGCCTTGACAGCGGCGGTTGATAATCATGCTGAGATCTCGAACGCAAAAGAAAACACCGATACACTGAGTAACGGTGTGCAAACGATGTATTCGAGTATAAAAAAAGATAGCCTTGTTACTGCGGCAAATGCCAAAGCCCTCACGGAAACGTCCGAAACGACAAGTAATACAGCTATCTTTAACACCACTATATCACAAAATGATTCGGATGTCAATAGTAGTATACACAGTAAAGAGAAAAATAATACCAAATTTTCTATTACAGAGTTAGACAGTGACGGTAACAAGTTGTCTGAGCAGCAAAAAGAATACTTTAAGGATAGTAAAGTTGTTGATGAAAACGGAAATTTACTTGTAGTATATCATCAGACCGATAGTGACTTTACTGTATTTGACACCCATCATGAAGGCGCAGGCTCATACGATTACGAAACTCCTTATGGTGTGTTTTTGAAACCGATGAACAATAATATAGGCGTCAAGGGCTCTAAGCAAATGAAATTGTACGCAAATATAACCAACCCTCTTATTGTTTCCAATCGTGCTGAAATGTTAAGATACTTAAAGAAAAATGCTCAATATGCAGAATGTGTATCGAAAATCGATGGTGCAAACAGAACATTTAAAGAAAAATCCGATGACGCAATTAAAGCATTTAGGGATTATATAATAACTTGGCGAAGAGAAAACCCAAAAGCGAAGAGTGGTGAAATATATAACGATGCTAAATTCAATAAATTATTTGAAGCCGAAGATACAATTTCATCGGAGTGGACAAACACTATAAACAACCTTTCAGAGAAAGCAAAAAGCCTTATAAATGACACGTTAACTGCCGATGGCTACGATGGAGTTATAATAAATCTTGATGCAGGAAGTTTTGGGCGAAGCGTGAAGTCGATAATCGCTCTTGAAAATACTCAAGTGAAGAATGTAGACAACGAAAGTCCTACTGTCAACGAAGATATTCGTTTCTCCCTCTCTGAGCCTGTCGAAGAAAAAGGCAATCTCATAGCAGTTCACAATATCTATACGGATAAACTCGTCAAGTCACTGAAACTCGGTGGCTTCCCGATGCCATCAATAGCAGTAACAAAAGCCGATATGGGTCACGGAAATTATGGCGAGTGTTCGTTTGTTTTTGACAAATCAACGATTGATCCGAAAACTGATAAAAGAAATAAGGTTTACGGCGGTGATGCGTGGACTCCAACATATCCGGCAATCGAGTATAAAGTAAGCGAAAAAATAGCGGACAAGGCACGAAGAAAATACTATGACTTATACGAACAGTATGGAGAAAAAGTCAGAGATATGTATCGCTACTGTGTCACACTTGAGGATACTCTTAATAGCGATGGTGGTGAGCAGAATATGCTTGAAAAGCTGTACAATGACACAGGTGTAATGCAGGCGTATAGGCTTGACAACGGTATGTCGGCAATAGATGATGTTGTCAAAAGAAGAGAACGCCAGACGCTCAACGAGCAGGAGATAGCACTGTCAAAACAGCTTTTGTCAGCATTGGGGGATAAAATCGAAGAAGCAAGTGCAAAGAACGGCGAAAACCCTCTGCCGATAAGAAAAGCGTTTTATAACAAATATCACGATGAGATTATCAAGGCTTTTGAGGATTATTACAAAAGCACCGGAATGAGTGCCGAAGAAACTGAAGCAAAGATAGCAAACACAAAGGCGTTTACGTTTGTTTCGTCAATAGCAAAAGCACTGAGATACAAACAAAACAAAGGCGTTGTTGCCGAAGAAGTTTCTGACAATAAAGCGACAGCTGTTGCCATCCGTAATAGCATAAATCAATCTGAATACAAAAAATGGGTTGACGGATTGTTTAAGGGAGCTGAAGAGAAACGGGGCATATGGAACGGCAAAGATTGGTATACTCCAAGCGGAAACGCAAGAAGTTTTGACGCTCTTCATTACGAGGAAACTCTTGAAAATGTCGTCAAGGTAATGCGTTCTGAAATGAACGGTGACACTCTTTTTGGTGGCATGGGAATATGGGGCGTTGCACAAAAAGAATACTCGTCTATTGATAAGTTAAAATCGGATTCAGCTCGTTTGCGAAAAATGAGTGATGATGAATATTCAGACATAAAAAGTGGCTTTGCTGAACAGCTTAGCGAAGTGACTAAGGCAATAAAAAACGATTACTCCGGTAATGACTTCATTGATAGTGATATTGTCGCAGGTAATATTGTCGATGCAGTAAGAGAGTCAAAAACAAAGTCAGGTATAAAGAGCTATCTAAAGGAGTGTTATCCCGATATAACCGACACGGCTGTAGATGATATCGTAAACCTTGTTCACGGCATTATGGAAATGCCGACAGGATATTTTGAAGCCAAGCCACAGAGAGCGGTACGCTTTGACGAGGTTAAGTATGCCGTTGTTCCTGAAACACTGGACGAGAACATAAAGAAACAGCTTGCCGACTACGGTATTCAGATCATCGAGTACGAAGATGGCAACGAGGAAGACAGAACGGCAAAGCTCAATTCGCTTGACGATGTCAAGTTTTCAATTTCCGAGCAGACTACAGCTGAATATGAAATGCTCAAGCAGGAAAACAATGATCTCAAGGCACAGATAGAAGCGTTGAAGAAAGAGATGGAGCTGACAAGCGGTCACACTGTAGATGCCGAAGCAGTAAACAAACTTGCTCGGAGGTACATTAGAGAATACAAGAGCAAAGCTGATGTCGAAGAAGTGTCCGCAAAACTCAAGCAGATGTTTGATTACGTTGCAACTGAAGATGCGAATGCTGAAGAAGCAAACAAGGCAATGTTTGAACTTGCAACACAGATGATCAACAAGTCCGAAATGCTGAATACAGAAATGCGTGATACCTTCAAGGATGTGCTTGATATTATCCGCAAGTCAAAGATTTACGTTGACGATGCAACAAAATCAGAGATAGAATATTTGTACGGCGATTACAACACATTCCGCAAGTCGATGTTCGGCAGAATGAAATTAACTACCAACAGAGAAAGTCACGGTCAAACGGTAGATATGCTTGTGCAGAAGCTTGCAGAGCTTGCGCCGGGACAGTTTGATACAAACGTATCTGAAGGTGAATGCCTTGAACAGCTTGTCAGCTTTATAGAAGCCACAAAGCCGAGAATAGAAAATCCCTTCGGAGATTCTGTTGCAGAGGCGGCAAACGAGTTAGCGTGGCAGATGTTTGATGATTACTTTGATACTCCCGAAGTCAAAACGTTTGCCGATAAATACGAAGCAAAACTGCAGAAGGTTATCAACGAAAACCGTGCAGCAAGAGCAGAATTGCGTAAGGCTGAAAGAGCAAAAGCAAAAGCGTTTTACGATGACAAGCTCAAGGCTCTGCGTGACGAGAAAAACGAAGCTATAGCTAAGTTACGCAAGGAGAAAAACGATAAGTACGATAAAGATATTAAAGATCTGCGTGACGCCAAAGACAAGAAGCTGAAAGAAGTCAGAGCTGACCGTGATGACAAGCTCAAGGCTCTGCGTGAATACTACAAGGAACAGCAGGAAAATAAGCGAGAAAAGGCGGCAGAAAACGAGTTAAGAGCAAGGATAACTGTTGAATACAAAAAGCTGTATAGAGATTTGATGACCAATAGCAAGGAACACCACATTCCCGAAATATACAAAGAATCTGTGGCAAACGTACTTGCAAGCATCGACCTTATAAGCAAAATCTCCAAGAACAAAGAGGCAAGAAAAGGGGAGATGTCTAAGGCGGCTCAAAAAATCAGCGATCAGCTCACCAAGCTCAACGAATTCATCCTTCAGCACTCGATGTACGCAAGCAAAGAGAATGGGATAAATACTGAGGAGTTATACAATTTCGATCCCGACCTTTCGTCCAACATCGAGGTACTCAAAAAGTGTTTTGAATACTACGCAAACCACATACAGAACGGCACAAATGCTGTCCGTGATATGAGCCGTAAGGAAATGGAGGCACTGTATAAAGTGCTTAAGGCTCTCCGCTACGCAGTTAAGACCGCAGACAAGGCTTTTTCCGCAAATATCAAGCAGAGAATAACTGAGCTTGCAGAGAATTCTATTGCTGAGATGGCAACAGACAAGACGAGAAATCCGTTCAACAAAAACAAGGGAGCGAAAGCTGTTGGTGCTTTAGACACCTATCTCAATTCGCAGATGCTTGATGCGAGAAGTTACCATCGTGGTCTTGGTGATTCGGCTATGGAAATTTATAAAGCGTTCCGTACTGGATTAAACACATACATCAGCCACATACACGAAATACAGGATTACTTTGCAAAGGTTCGTGAGGAAAGCGGTCTTAGCGAAAAGCAGTTTAAGAAGCTGAGTGAAAAGTACGAAACTTACGAAACATCACACGGCAAGATAACAATGTCGAAGGCACAGCTTATGTCACTGTATTGCTTATCGAAGCGTGAACAGGCTCTTGAACATATCTTCGGTGGCGGTATCAGACCAACAGACCTTAAAGGTGTGCGGCAGGCAAGACCGATACGCATATCTCCCGATGAGCTTACAAGCCTGCTCAAAAACCTTAACAGCACTGAGCTTGCAATGGCTGAAAAACTGCAGAAATTTATGGCTACATCCTGTGCCAAGTGGGGCAACGAAGTAAGTATGGCTATGTATGGCTATGCTAAATTCGGAGATCCACATTACTTCCCGATAAAGTCATCGCAAACAGGCGTTGATACAAACGATCAGAATTCGGGCGGTGAAACAGGACTTTACTCGATGCTGAATTACGGCTTCACGAAAAGCCTTGTCCCGAATGCAAACAATGCAATAGATATTGACGATATCTTTAACGTTGTCAGCCAACACGCACAAGAAATGAGTAGTTACAGTGCTTATGCAGGAGCTGTGGCAGATGGAATGAGATGGCTTAATTACAACAATCGTAAGACAGGCGAAACCATCAAGCAATCGATGCTTCAGAAGTTCGGCACAAATTGCGAGAAATACTTTACAGAGCTTATCCGTGATATCAATCGCAACAAGCCTACGGGCAATTACGGCGGTGAGCTGTCAAGTCTGCTTGTATCTGCACAGAAAGCGGCGGCTATCGCAGGAAATCTCTCTGTAGTTATACAGCAGCCTACAGCGATTATGAGAGCTTGTGCAGTGTTAGACATCGACTTAATAGCAAAAGGAATTGCAATCGCTGCTCCGCATCCGTTAAAATCAGCGAAGGAAGCTCAAGCACATTCAGAGATTGCTTGGTGGAAGTCGCAAGGCTTCTTCGAAACCAATATGGGCAAGTCAATGGATGAAATCATCACAGGCAGAAGCACAGCAAAAGACAAGCTCGTTGAGCTGACTATGAAGCCTGCAGGCATTGCCGATGACTTGACGTGGGGAGCAATATGGGAAGCCACAAAGCTGTGGACGAAGAAGTTCCATCCCGAAATAGAAGTCGGTTCGGATGAATTCTTCAGCATCACGAAAGAAAAGTTTGATGATGTTGTCGATCAGACTCAGGTTGTGGATAGCGTACTGCACAGACCGATGATATTGCGAAGCAAGAACGCTTTAGTTAAGATGGATATGTCCTTTATGGCAGAGCCTCTTAAGTCAGCAAATCTGCTCAGAAACGCTATCGTTGATGTAAAGAACAAAAAGCCCAGTGCTACAAAAAAATTAATCCGAGTATACGCATCCTGCGTAATGGCAAACGTTTTAGCGGCGGCGGCGAAAGCTATCGTAATGGCATTCCGTGATACAGGAGATGACGAGTGGCGTGAAAAGTGGCTTGAGTCATTCGTGGGAGATTTGCTTTCCTCACTTAATCCTGTCAGCATCATTCCGTTTGTCAAGGATATTCTCACGATGCTTGATGGTTACGATGTTGAGCGTACAGATATGTCAGCCATCTCTGGAATTATCAAATTTGGACAGCAGATGGTCGCATCGGCACAAAAGGGAGATCTTGATACATCGCTCAGTTTACAGAACGTTTATAAGCTGACAAGGTATCTTTCACAGCTTACAGGCGTTCCAGTATACAATGTTCTCAGAGAGGTTGATACAATTGTTGACATCTTCGGAGAGCCTATCTTCCGAGCATCACAGGCAACGCCCGATACGGAAAGATACGAAGCTTTGTACAATGCTGCGATTAAAAACGATGAAGCGGAAATGCAGAACGAATATGACAGGCTCGGCAAGACACAGAAAGAAATTGAACAACGGTTAAAGTCGAAAATAATTGATGACAGCAAGGGCAACAAGATGTTCAATGCAGATGTCGACAAGGCGGCTAAAGCAAGAATAAGCGGAGATGTTAAAACGGCTGTAGAAATTGTGAGAAACCTTGCAGATACAACGGCTCTATCGAAGGATTTCTGGACAGCTTGTGTAAATGCGAGAGTAAACAAAATCAGCAAGGCACAGGAAAACCGTACACAGCTTATCGAAGCAGGCATATCCAAGCTGACGGTTGACAATATGAGCGACACTGAAGTGAACGAAGCTCTTAAGAGTTACGAAACCGAAGCTGATACATCTACGGCAAGTGACTTAAACGAGGATACCAACACTGAATCGCTCTACACAGCCAATGATTTGGTCAAGGCTCTGCAGAACGGCAACGAGTCTGACTACAACACAGCATATGACGACATGGTGTCTGCAAAGGCTGTATCGCTGATAATGCAGGCAGAAGCTGATAACAAGGAGCTTACTGCTGACGAAGCAGAAGAAAAGGCTGAAAACTCGATCAAGTCGGCAATTACAAAAGTGCTTAAACCTTTAATGCGTGAGCTGTACAAAACCGATAAGAAAAAGTTTAACGAAATGAGGAAGAAAATCATCAAAAAATTCGGTTATACATCAAAACAGATAACAAAATGGTTGACTTCCGAAAAATAATAAGCTATAATAAAAACGTAGCCGGATCACCTCCTCAAAGATTGGCTACGTTTGAATTGAATGCAAGGCACACAGAAATGTGTGTCTTGTTTTTTATATAAAGAAAAAAGCCGTACATCGCTGTACGACTTTTCCCCACAAAAGAATCAGGAATCAAATATGAAACTTAAAAATTGACAAAACCCACCCGGTTACATTTATGATTATACCACATCTTGCTTGTAAATGCAAGCGGATTTCTGACCGTTTTCTGACCGTTTTTTCAGAATTTTTTATTTTACCTATGCAATTGTGATAAAATGTAAAACGGCGCAAAACCCTTTGGTGATGCGGTTTCACAGAACACAAACATAAGTATGCAAAACATCACAGAACAACGTTATCAAATCCTTCCACCCCAGCCAGTAAAGAACCGCATAAAATGCGGTTCTTTTTGTAATATGCAATAATAGGTTAGTGGTATTAAATACCGCCGTTATCAGAGTATCTAACTTTGATAACGGCGGTTTTGTCTGTAGGCATATAATAATGGTACTATATA